TGCATATGTCTTCAATGCTGATGTAACACTTGCATCACAGCCATCATATGCTAGTAGATTACCAAATACAGATTATAGTAATTTGGAATTATTTACCGAAGCTGCAACTGCATTTACAGGCAATCAAACATTGCAAATAAATTATCTTGATCAAGATGGAAATGCTGGTGATACTGGTGCTATTGCAACTGGTATTGCGCCAGTTATTAGACGAATGTATCAGGTGCCGCTAGCATCTGGTGATAGTGGTGTTCAACAAATAACTAGGGTTAGAAGTAGTGTGTCTACAGTCGGAACCTTTAACGTACATGTTATGCGCTGGTTGTGGGGATGTAGGATTGGCGCAGCATATGGAGGTGTTTCTGAATCATTGTTGAAAACTGGATTGTCGCAAATATACGATACAAGTGCTTTACGCCTTGTCATTACTGCTGATGGTACAGCAAGCGGTATACCATCTGTCAGAATGGAAACAGTAGATGGCTGATAGTCTTTTCAGAAAATATCCATCGGATGATCTCGCAATAGATTTTTTTATTGATTCTCCTGGTGGAGTTGGCTATGAAGATTTTATTAGTGATGTAGAAAGTATTTTCATTGTTGATAGACGTGGTGTATTTGCAAATTTAATTGCTGAGGAGTTTTTTGAAGCACCTACTGGTGGCGCTGTTACATTAGGTGTAAGAAATTCTTTGAACAAAGATTATGTAAATATTAGAAACCTTATTTTCCAGTTTTTAATTTCTAATAGAAATACTTTGCATAAAGATTATGCAAATATCAAAAATCTTATTTTGGAATTTCTAATTTCTAATAGAAATGCTTTAAATAAGCATTATGCAAACAATTTAATTAATCTTATTATAGCTGCAATAGAAAAGAATCTATTTGTTTTAAATATTTTAAATAGATTATATTCTTTACCTGTATCAATGTTTATTAATGATCCATCGGTAAGATTTGATACCAGTGGTGAGTGCTTAACTAGAACAGCTTCGGTTCCCGCTGAATCATTACTTACTGTTATTATGTGGATTTATATTGTTGTAGATAGAAATGCAGCATCTTCAATTTTTACGTTAAATGATGGAGTTGCTAGTGGATGCGGGTTTGGCCTGACAACCGATGGAACAACCTTAGAGATACAAGTAGCTGTTGGTGGAACTATTTATAATGCAACCGGATCAAATCTTTCATTAGGTACTTGGTATCCAGTAGCATATGTTAGAAATAATGATAATCATCAATTACGTTTAGGCATTAATGCTGATCTAGATGCATCTTTGACTAGAGCATTATCACAAACAGAAACAAATTTTCTTGTTTCACATAATGCTGCCTCATATTTATTTAATGGAAGAGTTAGAGTATTAAAAATTTATAGTGCTGAACTAAGCCAAAGTGAAATTTCTCGTGAAATGAAACAATCTAGACCTGCAAGAGTAACAGATCTTTGGGGATGCTGGCCATTGAAAGGCTATAATGATTTAAATGATATATCTGGGAATGGTAGACATTTGACAGGTGTTGGTACGCTATCATCAGAAGATGGACCGCCAATACCAGATATCTGGTTGCAGACATATGGTAACTATAGCCAAGTATATTCTGATTTAATTGATTTATTGAATGATTTGATTTTAATCAGTAGTAATTCTCTGAATAAGTTATATGCTAAAAATTTTATTGATTTGCTTGTAGATTTAATCTTAAATGAGAATAGTTCTTTAAATAAATTATATTCTGGATATCCTATCAATCTGTTTAAAGAACTAAATGTAAATGTAAAAAATGTTCTAAACAGATTGTATTCAATAAAAGTATTGGAAACCATTGATGTATTAGTTGGAAATAAAAATGCTCTAAACAGATTGTATTCAATAAAAGTATTGGAATTAATTCATATAATTACTATTTTAAAAAATTCATTGAATAGAAATTATGTAAATATTAATATTATTAGTTTAGCAAAATTATTATTGCAGAAGAATTCTTTAAATAAGCATTATGCAAATATTGATATATTGAAATTAGAAAAATTATTAGTTGATAAGAATACTTTGCATAAAAATTATGTTAATATCGATGTATTAAAATTAGAGATAGGAATTGATTTAATAAATGCTTTAAACAAAAATTGTGCCAACAAATTTAATCTTGTTGTAACTGGTCTTGCTGGATTTTTAACTGTTATTAGTTCTATGCATAGTGATTTTGTTAATCGTATTGATGTATCTTTACATCAAATTACTTCTATATTTTCGTCAGTGAATAGTTTATTATCTAAAGAGATATTAACTATAATATCAAAAAATCTTATTATTAAATCGCTTGTGCATAATAATCTTTCAGAGATACTTTCATGGTTAATTGATAATATTCTTACAGTATTATCTGTTACAAATGATGTTTTGAATAACATTTTAAATAATAGGCTTGATATAAATGTTTTCGTTAAAAATTCATTAGATCAATTAACTTCATCTAAGATAAGTATAAATGAATTTGAAGCATTAGTTTTGGTTATTTTAAATTCAGTTGCTTCTATATATGCAAAGAAGCAAATTTTAACTGTAATTGAAATTGCTGCATTATATAATTTTATTGCTAAGAATATTGTCTATAATTTTATTAATGAGAAATTTGCATTCAATTCAATAGCGAAAAATTTTGCGTTTAGCTATGCTGCTAATGATCATCTTGTTAATTTTTATTCTGCAAAAAAATCTTCATTTAACTATATAGCAAAAGAAATGGAGGATTATTATAATGTCTGATATATTATTGGAAGTTGAGGATGTAGGAGTTTTAATGTCTTCTGATTTAGAGGAAATTGATAAAATTGTTGATGATGTAGGTAAACTTTTTATTAATGTTATTATGAGCAGACTTGTTCAAAAAAATGAAGAAATAAGCAACATGATAGGAGGGATTTAGTCATGGCAATGGCGGCTAGTAGTGAATTCTTTAAAAGATCTTTGAGTTTTTTAACTTCTAGAATCAATAGAGTTGCTGTTTTCTCAACAGCACAACCAACATTAAATACTGTTGGACAATGGGCAAGTAGGATTTGTGGCACAACGTCACCAACAGTTGGCGCACCAGCGTCTACGTCAAATGGATGGGTTGTAAAAATTAGTAGTGCTAATGCTCTTGCTGTATCTGCTTCTGGTAAAGCTGGTCATATCGTGCTTTATGCATCTTCAAGGGGTAGATATGTAACACGTTGCACAACACGTAATATCCAAGGTACTGATACGGTAAGTATCCCGGCGTGGCGCGTTAGAGTTGCAAACCCGACTAGTAGTTAATTACAGGATGGATGGTAGAACATGACAGATCATTTTAATGGTAATGATTATATTGAACTGCAACCTGGAGATATTAATTATCCAGTACGTTTTAGGTTTAATGCTGCTTCTGCATCAACTAAAAACGATGGTGCGATGCCATACGGTTCTACCGTTAAAACAGTTGTAACAACCATTAAGGACGATAAAGGAGTAAATGCAACAAGTTTTTTATTGTCATCAAGTTCTATTTCTACAAATACTGTAATTTTGTATCTTAAATATAGCACAAGTGTTGTAAATGGTAGATATACAATAACATCCAAAATAAATTTTTCATTATTAGGATCAACTAGAATCGCAACGAAAGAGTTTGACTTCAGAAGATTATATTTAAGGAATGAATAATGAGAACTTCGGTCATAACACAATCTACCTATGATGCTGTTAGCTTAAACGAAATAAAAAGTCATCTTAGAATCAATTATGGTGTAACAAGAGAAGATGATTTCTTTATTGCCAATAGGTCTGTTGCGATTAATTACGTAGAAAATTATCTTAATCGCAAGTTGACAAAACAAACTGTCAAATACTATTTAGATGATTTTCCAGATAGAGATTATGTAGAATTGCCATATCCACCGGTAATTAAAATACCATCATCGGGATTGAGATATACCAATAGTACCGGGCAAATCAAAACATTTTCTTCAACAAAATGGACACAAGATGTTATTAGTGAACCTGGAAGATTAGTATTGAATTATGGTGAAGATTGGCCAAACGATACACTAGCAAATAATAGTCCAATTTCAATTGAATATCGATGTGGATATGGTTCGTCAAATCTTGGCTCTTTTGGGTCAAGCAATGTAAGACTTCCTGCTGCATTGAGGCATGCAATATTAATGTCAATTGGAGCTTGGTATGAATCAAGGGAAGAATATGCTCAAACAACTTATGAATTTAAGAAAATGCCAATTGGTGCTGCTAATTTAATGTATTCTTATAGAATAAAGACATTCTAAAAGATTTTATGTGGTGATATATGTATGTTGGAAGATTAAGACATTATATAATATTCCAATCTAAGACAGAATCAGCCAATTCTTATGGTGAAATTGATATTGTTTGGTCGAATGATTTTAGTTGTTTTGCAGAAGTAAAACCGTTAAGGGGAAATGAGTATTATAATGCAAGACAAATTCAATCAAATATTTCACATAAGGTAACTATTCAGTATGCAGCATTGAGTAATGGTGACAGAATCAAACCAAGTAATTGTCGAATAGTTTTTGATGATAATCGTATTTTTAATATACAATCTGTTATCAATATTGGCGAAAGAAATAAAGAACTTGAGATGATGGTTGTAGAAGAGTTATAATGTAGGGGGATTTATAACATGGCAAAAGATATTTCCCTTGAGGGCTTGAATGAATTATTGAAGCAATTTAATGATATTGCACATCTTCCTGATGCTTCAAAAATGGAAGCAAAATTAATAAGTCGCGCAAGAGAATTACGCAATTTAATAAGAACAAGAACACCAAGAGGCAAATATGGCAAATATGGAAGGTATAGTATTAAAAGAACAAAATCTGGCGATATGCTATCATCATTTACAAAAGCTGGTAATTTAAGGAGATCAATTGAAGCTAGAAGATTCAGAACAAAAGTCAAAGGTTCACCTGCTGTATATGTCAGGGTAAATAAGAGAATTGCACCGCATTATCATTTAATAGAATTTGGTACTGAAAATTTTCGATATCCAAAAAGCGCCAAAGTTTTGCGTTTTGATTATGGTGGCGAAGAAATATTCGCGAAGTGGGTAGGGCCAATATCTCCAAAGCCGTTTTTTAGACCAACAGTGGATAAAGAATCACAAAGCATGATTGATAAAATCAGTCATGATGTTTCTCAATTAATTGAGGATGTATCTGAAAGTAAATTGTCTTTTTCTTCAAATTCAGATTCAGGCGATAATCAATGAATATTTTACAAGCGATAAATTCTAAACTTAGATCAAGTACTGCAATTGTATCTTTATCTAGTAACCGTATTTACCCTATGATTGCATATGATGGTATCAAAAAGCCATATATTACTTTCCATCAGATAAGCAATGCACCTGTGCATGCTATGGAAACTGATGCTGATATTAATAGTTATCGTATCCAAGTTTCCTCGTGGACAACTTCTTTTTCAGGATTGATTGCTTTATCAACACAAATTAAAGCTGCATTAAGAGATTTTTCTGGTACACTTGGGACTAGTAATTTTATTGCGCAAAGAATCTTTTTTGATTCTGAATCTGATTTTCCTGAATATAATTCAGAAATGAATACAATCACATATCATAGGTCACAAGATTTTATAGTTTGGACAACATGTTAGTGAGGTAAAAATGGCAGTACATGTTTTAAAAAATACAAAGATATATATCGATGGAGTTGATTTATCTGGCAGGATGAATTCAGTTACATTAAATTATACTGCCGAATTAAAAGATAAAACTGTTTTTGGATCGTCATACAGAAAGAGGTTGATGGGGTTATTTAGTGTAGAAATGTCTGGGCAAGGATTTTATGATGCTTCATCTGCTTATTCTGGTGATAAGATTCTTTGGGATGATGTTGGAAGTACCGATCAAATTACAAGTATTGTTGCTGAAGGGACGGCGCTTGGTAATATTGTTTATTCCGCACAAAAATTAAGTAATGAATATACTCCATCATATCAGATTGGAGAAATTGCTTCAATTAGTTTTGCCTGTTATGGACAAGGAGCATTGATTAGGCAAAGAACAATGCAGATAGGCAATTTAAGTACTGCGACTTCTTTTACTGTTAGGAATTTAGGATATAGACCTCCATTAAAGGCGCTATATGGGACAATGCATGTTACTAGGGGTTGTTCATCTGGCGGTGATAGACTTGTTGTAAAGGTACAAACCGCATCAAGTTCTGGATTTAGTTCACCAACAACAGCAATGAAATTTACAGCATTGACAACTGCAAGTGGACATACTGCTCAATGGAAAAGCACAGCATCATCGACCGCACATCAATGGTATCGTATCAGAATTAATAGCAGTGGTGGCGCTGGAGCAATAATTGGTGGTATTGTTACATTAGGAATTCAATAGAAAATAAAAAGGAGAAATTGCTTATGTCACTCAGAGATAAAATTAAAAATATTTCAGACATAAAAAAAGAAATTATTCGTGTTAGTGCATGGGATGATATCGATATTGAAATTAGAACTATGTCCGCAAAAATTAGATCAGATATTTTAGGACAAGTTATGGATGAAAAGGGAAAAATCAATCATGATAGATTTCATGCGTTAATGATTATTACTTCATGCTATGAAGTCGGAACGGATAATCTAATTTTTACAGATGATGATGCAGAATGGTTAATGAATAAAGCTGTTGGTCCAATTGAATTGATTGTTTCTAAAATAATGAAGATTTCTGGGTTATCAAAAGATGCAATGGATAATTCCGAAAAAAACTAGCATTTGAACACCCAGAAAGGAGGTTTTATTTTTTTCTTGCTAGAGAGTTGGGAATGACAGTCAATGAAATGTTGTGTAAAATGTCCTCTACAGAATTAACAGAATGGAAGGCATTTTATTCTTTAGAATCAAAAAATAGCAAAAGTAATGATGATCAAAAAACAATGATAAATAATCTTGCTAGCAAACAAAGAAGAAGATAATTTATGAATCCATTATTTGTAAGATTGGGATTACATAGTAGAGAATTCACTGAAGGTATGGTTGCTGCACGCAAACAACTTACAGAAATGAATGAATCCACAAAGCGCTTGTCTGCTGGTTTTGATTCGATGAAAAAAATTGCCGTTACTGTTTTTGGTGGTATCGGTATACAGGAAGCGTTTTCAAAGATTATTGGCGCGGCAGAGGAACAAGAAAAAGCATATAAAAAACTTGATAATGTTTTAAAAGCTACCGGGCAAACTGTTGGGTATACTACAAAACAACTTGCAGACTATGCATCTGAATTACAAAATTTAACGACGTATGGCGATGAAGTAATTATTGATGCCCAGGCAATGCTTGCATCATTTAAAAATATTCAAGGTATACAATTTAAAGAAGCTGTTAAAGAAGTTCTTAACTTATCAACAGTAATGGATGGAGATCTAAAAGCTTCCGTTTTGCAAGTTGGTAAGGCATTAAATGATCCAATCGCAAATCTTGGGGCATTGAGTCGTGTTGGTATTCAATTTACAAAAACGCAGAAAGAACAGATAAAGGATTTTGCTGAGTCAAATCAACTTGCAAAAGCACAAGCAATTATTCTTGAAGAGTTAAGAAGTAAATTCGGTGGTGCTGCCGAGGCAATGAAGAATACTTTTGGTGGCTCCATCATGTCTGCAAAAAATGCATTCGATGATTTTTTGGAAATACTTGGTGATGTAATTATCAAAAATGAAGATTTGATCCGTGTTATAAAAGAGTTAGAAAAGAAATTTAAAGATCCAGAATTTATTAGTTATTTCGTAAGTGGCATGGAAGGTATTGTAAATATAGCAATTACAACAGCAGAAGCATTTGGAAAGCTTCTTAGCATGATTGAAAAAATTAGAGATGCATGGAGAGAACTTGAAAAATTTCATTCTGTATGGAACGAAATGCCATCTGATGAAGAACCAAGAAGTGAATTTGCAAAAAGAGTTTATGAATCACGTATAAAAGCACAAGACCAAACTGGTCAGTTTTTTAAAATAGATATGGGTCAACAGAATGCTGCAAGCTATAAGGATTTTCAAAAGAAAGTTATTGAAGAGGATTATGCATTAACAAATGATATAATAAATAAAAAACAAGATGCCTATATTAGACATTATAGATTGCTTGAGGATCTATTAAATGATTATAGTAATGCTGAACAAGCAATACATAGTAGAGAAATAAATCAGATACAAGATTTATATGATCTTTTGGATAAATATGATGAAGCAGTAAAATCAAATGTTGATAAGGATCTTGAGCACTATTTTGGTTATATTGATACTATAGAAAAGAAATATAAAGAAAATAGTAATTATATGAAACAGTTAAGTATACATACTGCTGAAGCTATGCAAGATGCTTTTGCAGATTTCTTTTTTGATGCATTTACTGGAAAGCTCGAAACACTTGGTGATTATATTACCAGTTTTCTTAATAGTGTTTTGAAGGCTTTTTCACAAGTGATAGCTCAAAGAATTGTTTATGAATCATTATTTTCATTAGGGTTAACTGGCAAGGCTTCTGGCGGAAGTGTTTTTGCTGGGCAATCCTATCTTGTTGGCGAAAAGGGACCAGAAGTTTTGCACATGGGCGCAAGCAATGGTTATATTACTCCAAATTCAAATATAGGTGGGAATACAAGAGTCATTGTAAACAATTATAGTAATACACCAGCAACCGTTT